TCTGTTCCTAAAACGCTGAAGACACCTCGCATCATCGCTGTGGAACCGACTGCGATGCAATACTCGCAGCAGGCCATTGCGGAGGTGCTCGTAGGGTACCTTGAGGGAGTTGACAACCCTCTGAGGTCCCTTGTCGGGTTCCGAGACCAGGGCGTGAACCGCCTAATGGCTCAGAAAGGGTCCCTTACAGGGACTCTGGCTACACTAGATCTTAGTGAAGCCTCCGATCGTGTCTCCAATCAGCTCGTACGCGCTCTAGTCGCAGACTTCCCCAATGTTGGAGAGGGGTTGGATGCGACTCGTTCGCGGAAGGCTGATGTACCTGGTTTTGGCGTTATACGCCTGGCCAAGTACGCGTCTATGGGTTCAGCGCTCTGCTTCCCAGTGGAAGCAATGGTGTTTTGCACCATTGTCTTCATGGGCATAGAGCAGGCGCTCAGCCGCCGGGTGACCAGGAATGATGTTGTATCATTCCTGGGACAGGTGCGCGTCTACGGGGACGATATAATCGTCCCTGCAGTTTACGCTGCTGCCGTGATCCGAAAACTCGAAGATTTTGGTCTTCGAGTAAATGCGGACAAGTCTTTCTGGACCGGCAGGTTCAGAGAGTCTTGCGGCAAGGAGTATTTCGCCGGCGACGACGTTTCCATCGTCCGTTGCAGGTCAGTACCCCCTACCGCACGGCAGGACGCTCCCGAGCTTATCTCGTGGGTCTCCATGCGTAACCAGTTCTATAGATCTGGTTACTGGAGAGTTGCGAGGGCCATCGACGAGTTCCTGGGGCAGATAATGCCTTTGCCCCTCGTCGCTGAGTCCAGCTCGGTATTAGGGCGAACGAGTTTTCTGGGGTACGAAACCCAGAAATACTCGAAGTTCACTCACGCCCCTCTTGTCAAGGGGTTAGTGGTGAACGCCGAAATTCCACGAGACGAGAGCCTCGATGATTTCGGTGCCCTGATGAAGTACTTCCTGAAAAGAGGGGTTGACCCCTTCCAGGACAGGGAGCACTTGGAGCGTTCAGGACGTCCTAGGTCCGTCGGCACCAAGCCTAGGTGGGCCTCACCATTCTGACGAATGGTGAGGGCGGCTATACCCAAAGCCGCTGAGGAGGCCGAGAGGCACCCTCTTGATCTCACACAGCCCGCCGGGAGGCGGCC